GTCCGCCCCTGTTTTGACTGTTGAGCTCCACCCTGTTTTGACTGTTGAGTTCGACTCTGTTGTGACTGTTGAGTTCGACCCTGTTTTGACTGTTGAGTCCCCCCCTGTTGTGACTGTTGAGCTCCACCCTGTTTTGACTGTTGAGTTCCCCCGTGTTGTGACTGTTGAGTCCGCCCCTGTTTTGACTGTTGAGTCCCCCCGTGTTTTGACTGTTGAGTCCCCCCCTGTTGTGACTGTTGAGCTCCACCCTGTTGTGACTGTTGAGTCCCCCCGTGTTGTGACTGTTGAGTCCCCCCCTGTTGTGACTGTTGAGTTCGACTCTGTTTTGACTGTTGAGTCAGGCAACCCTATTATAGCCGAAACATAGTCGGCTGACGTACTGAAAGTTTTAGACCTGTCGTCCCAGCTAAATTCTGATAAGGGGAGCGGCTTATTGTCTTTGGTGGTGAGTTTTTGTATTTCTATTTTCTTCATCTTATTGTCTTTGGTGGTGAGTTTTTGTATTTCTATTTTCTTCATCTTTTTTCCTTTGTGCCTTTTTGCTTTATTGTCATATTGTAGCACGTTCTAAAATGCTTTTTCTTGATCTTGGATAAGTTTTAGCTCTTATATGTGATAACTTTACACCCATCTTCATGAGATACGTCAAAATCTCCACTGTGATTATCGTTTTTATACAATTCTATATCTCCTACATCTGTATTTTTATACCCGAATTTCTGGAATATGTTTTTATTGTCCTTGATGGTTGAAATCTTGACTACCCCATCTTTTGACATATCCTCAACCACCTCTCCTGTATCCTTGTTCTTCATGTAGTGCTTTGTAACCTTGTACGCTATCCTCGCAGTATCAGTAATGGTAGCCGCACCCCTAGCCCCTTTTGCCTCTTGTGACTTTGCCATGTGGTGCAATATAAGCATTACTACATTTCTTTTACTTGCTACTCCTAGAAATACATCTCTTACTAGTAGATCCATTTCGCTGTTTGAATTTTCATTAACTGAGTGAAACTTTTTCAGAGGGTCTAGCACAACAAATCCTATGTCGTTCTTCTTGATGTATGAGTCGAGCCATTTTATAAGCGTGTTGTCTAGCTCTGCTGCTCCGTTTTGCATAGATAGAAATCGCATAGACACAGAGTTGTCTGTAGTTATAAATAGCATCCTATTGATTACGCCTTGAAGTTCGTCTCCAAATAAGTGAAGAAACCCCTCCCCTATCCTAGTGAGCCGTTCCATTATTTCAATAGAGTCATCTTCCCCCATCACAAGAAACGCTTTTTTAAGCGGGTTTGCTCTCAGGTAGTGCATAGCTAACCTTAACGCTATTGTAGACTTCCCTACGCCACCTGAGCCAGCTATGACGTTATATGCTCCTTTAATTAGGGGGAGAAAGTCTTTACACACTATTTCTACGGGCTCCGTCTTTATATCGCTTATTTTTAACGGCTCTATCCTTGCGGTTGCTCCTGATATGCTTTTAAGTGCTATCTCTACTTTTGCGGCTACCTCTTGACCACTAACATTATCCTCTATTGTGAGCTTTTTCATTTCAGTAGCAAGTGTAACTACTGCTCTCTTTGATGCTTTTTCTTTAAGCTCTGCTATGTACGGATGAAGTAGTGTAATTGGATTTGACGACAATATATCTATCATCGCCACCTCATCAAACTTGCCTCTATCGTGTAGCCCTTGTCTTAAGAACTCTTCATCTATGGGGAGCTCTCTTTCGTTTAGATACACCATCTCCTCAAAAATATATTGATGAAAAGGAAGATAGAAGTCTAGCGGTACTACTTCTCCTATCATATCATCAAGTTCTTTTGGCTCAAATAGAATAGCAGATAATACAGAACGCTCTATATTTAGATTATACATGTTCTCCATTACATATCCACGCTTTCCCATTGACCACTGTCTGGCTTGTTTTTCTTGTCGCTGTATGGAAGCCCTGATATATTATCCTCATATACTGCGATCAGATATTTACTTAGACGTGAAGCAGTGTTTTGATTTAGCTTGACATACAACACAAAGTCTTTTTTGATTTTATCTAAATCGTGTGTATCTTTTATTTTGACAAAATACTTTTTAACTTCACTTGTTTTGTTTATCTTGCTTTTATGGGTTGCTATCTTATTGTCCTCAAATAGCTCCTCTAATTCAGAAGTGAATTTTTCAAAAGGTGTATTATATGTATTGTTAGTTGTATTGTTATCTATAGTCTCTCCACTTTTTGTGGACGGTTGTCCATCTTTTATGGATACTTGTCCATCTTTTATGGATAGTAGTCTTTTGTGGTTTCTATTGCTAATATCAACAGAGATTACGCCCTTTTTGACGAGCGAGCTTATGGTGTTTGATGCACTCTTTTTGCTTACGCCAAAAGACTTTTCAAAGTGGTTATTTGATGCAAAGCACCCATGGTCAGTAGATGATAAATTTAGTATCTCCATGTAAAATATTTTCTCTTGCATTGTTAGCTGCTTGTTTCTTATGAATGAGTGTGTCAGAATTACATACTTATCTTGTTTCCATATTTTTGTATTATCCATTATCTATAACCTCTCTATTAATTGACACGTTTCTTCTATGGTCTGTTATTTCATGAAATTTCCTATGGCAATTTGGGCATAATACTATTGTTGCCTCGCCACCATCTTTGATTCTTGTTGGGTAGCGGTGATTGTCAAGTATGGTGTCGTCTTCGTGTGTTTTTACTTCTATGAATTTCATGTGGTTTCCTTTTCAAAAAGCCTACAAAAGAAGTCTGCATCTACACCAATTTCTGGAAGACGTGTATTGTCGCAGAGCCCGCTTGATTCGTTCATCTCAATATAGTGCTTGCATTGTTCGCACATGCCCATTGAGTCGTAGATTTCACTAATAACTGAATTGATGTCACCGACTGTAAAATCATTTATATGGATATCGTCAAGTATGCTTTGCATTTTTGTGTATGATTCTTCTCTACTTATCATTTCTCATCCTTCGGCATACTCTTGACGATGTAAACGTAATCAGTTCCGCACCATACATATTGATTCGTTTTGCGTTTTTCTACTGTGAACTCCCACCCTCTTTTCCTGAGCCGCCCGATGTATTCTGCTAGTCTCGTAATGTAGACTCTGAGGCATTGGTTCCTTGATAGCTCATTGTTTTTTCTTAGTTGGTTCTCTACATATTGGTATTGTGTCATAGGTATTCCTCTATCATATCGTCTGAGATTTTCCACTCATCCCACACCATTATGTCACTCTCAGAGTACGTGCTTGGTGCAACTGTTACAACTCTACTCCACGGGATTTGCCTATCCATTTCTCTTGGCATGGTATGTTCGCAGTTTATGCTTCTTGCGGCGGTTAGCCCAAACTCCGCCTCCAGCTCCCCCCATGTTTTTATTTTGACTCTCATCTAGCCCTCCAATTCGTCAAGGAATTTTTGAATATGTGGTGGCATGGTGCCTGTGTAGGGGGCGTAGTTTTGATATATCAGTGAACCGCTTCTATGTGAGTGTTCTTGTATTGCATTCTTTTTTGCGTTAAAAACACCAATAACGCAAACAGTTTCAAAGTCATCATCCCACGCCAATACCACTTCATTGTGCTTTGGTTGGTATTTGACATTTCGCCATTGTTTGCATCCCCATGAATAATACATGGCTCTTTCGGTACCACCGTTCTTCCACTCTCTAAAAGGACTACCAATTACTGAATCATCGTATGTATTTTGGAAAGACACTTCATCGCCACCGATTGACTCGTATCTCCCGCCACTCCTGAGCAAATCGATAAGCATGCCTTTATTTTTTACTGTTATTGTGTCGCTCATCTTGGTACCCCTTTCATCAAGTCATCTGCACCACATTCAAACAATGTAATCATCCTAGCAATATCCCTGCATGATACTGTAGTAGTATTCCCATTCTTTAAGCGTTCCATCTTTACCGCAAACCCGCCTTTTTTAAGTCCTAGTGCTTCGCCTACTTGGTCATGAGTGTATCTATTCTCTTTCTTCTGCCTCATGATATTCTCGTGTAGATTCTTTGTGTTCATCCTAATCCTTTGTATAGTATAGAGAAAGTTTATCGTAAATTGATTAAACTTAGCTTAACCGTTGGTAGATTGTATCTTGTGCTGTCGGTTAATATATATTTAAGCTTAGATTTGCTACAATACGTTATCTATAAAGAAAAAGGGGACGAAATGCAGAAACTAGAAGCAATCGCGAAAGATCAAGGAATTGACGATATTTCAGATGCGTACGGTAAAACTCTATTGCTACAATGTATTCTAAAAAGTATGCCAAAAGATGATGCTAATATGTTTATGTATGATACTTTAACTATGCTAAGTGACGAGATTGACGCTTTTGAGGTAGAGGGGTATGATGATGGGTGTAATCAGTTTGATTATGTCTTTGGTGGTGTTCCGCTTAGTGAGATTACCATAGTTGAGGACAAGTAGATGGGCAGGGCAACAAAAGTAAAGAATTTTATATCTAATACATTAGAGATTCATGATGTTTCATAGAGTAGCGATAAGACCGACCTGCACCGAGCTTTCACTATCCCATGTAGCAAATTTACAGCTCTATAAGAACATGGGATATTGAGAGCTTACGCACGGAAAAATTAACAATTCTTTTTCATAAGGCGTGCGGGAGTTCTCTAAAAAACTATGCTAGAAATAGCCAAAGAGTCCCTATATCATCCGCTACTCATCTTGCAAGGCTGGCGGCTGTTGATATAAGCACTTGATTTAAATCAATAAAAAAGATTTGGCAATGGTGTATAATTAGATATAAAAACATAAAAAGGGCTATTAGATGGAAGAAGTAAACAAAGTAATAGTATTGGAGCAGAAGCCAATCATATCGTATGATTTGGTAGAAGCAAAAGGGAAAGAAGTAGCAGAGCGTATCGAGGCACTTGATCTTGATTCGATAGAGCCAACAGAAGCGAATATAAAAGTGCTGAAAAACGCAAGAACTGAACTTAAAAAAGAGTTTGAAGTATTTGAGAATCAGAGAAAAATGGTTAAAGATATGGTGATGAAGCCATACAATGATTTTGATGCGGCATACAAAGAGCATATTTCAACACTTTTTAAAGATGCAGATACCAAGCTAAAAAACAAAGTGGGGGCAGTCGATGATGAAATCTTATCACTAAAGATAGAGAACGTCAAGGCATACTTTGGAGAGAAAAACACTCATGACTTCTTGAAGTATGAAGACTTAAATCAAAAGGTCATTAAGTCAATCACTGACAAGAAGCTACATGCCGAGATTGACGAGTATCTGCTATCTGTCAAAAGTGCATTAGAGATGATTGACACACTTGATAATAGAGATAGAATCTCTGTAAAGTATCAAATGCATAAAGACCTGAACCGTGCGATCAGTGAAGCACAAATTGAGGTCAAGCGTGAAAAGGAAATCAAGGAGAAGAAAGAAGCACAAGAAAAAGCAGAGAAAGAGAAAGAAGAACGATTAGCGAAAGAACAGGAAGATTTAAATGCTAGGCAAAAATCAACACCAGGAGCTACCGTTGGAGATGAGAGGGTAGGCTTTGGAGAAAGACCGCCCATTGAGGAGTTTGAAAAGATGTTTGAACAACCTCAGTTGCGTAAGACTACGTTTACTGTTACCGCCACAATAGGTGAGCTAAAAGAGCTTAGGCAATACATGAATGATAAAGGATTAAGTTATGAGTAATACCGTAGTGAGACAGGAAACAATGTCTAAATTCCTAGAGAAACCAAATACCAAAAACTACTTATCTAGTGTGCTTGGGTCGAAGAAAGAGAGATTCGTAACAAACCTAGCAAGTATTGCAAGCCAAGACAAAGCACTAGCAGAGTGTACCAACACTAGTGTTATGAGTGGTGCGATTGTCGCAACAACACTGAACCTTAGTCTAAATAAAGCATTTGGATATGCCTACCTAATCCCATTCAAGGTTAATGAGTGGGATAAGCAAGCAAGAGAGCGGGTACATATTAGAACTGATGCACAGTTTCAGATAGGGTACAAAGGGTATATCCAGTTAGCTATGAGAACTGGGGAGTATAAGAAATTAAACGCTACACCTATTTATAAAAATCAATTCATCGCATGGGATGAGATGGAGGAGATACTAACCCTAAATGATGTTGATGGTGATGGTGATATTGTCGGATATGTTGCTTTTTTTGAACTAATAAATGGATTCAAGAAGATGATGTTCTGGCGATATTCAAAGATGCTGAAGCACGCAAACGAATACTCTTCTGCGTTTGACTCTCGAAAATATACATTATTAAAAGAAGGGAAAATACCACAAGGCGAAATGTGGAAGTATAGTAGCTTTTGGTATAAATCTTTTGATGATATGGCATTAAAAACAATGTTTAGACAAATACTAAGCAAATATGGGATACTCAGTGAGGAGATGCAAAAAGCTTATGAATTTGATCAATCTGTAGTTATTGATGATAAGCCGCAGTATCTTGATAACATGGGAGATACTATAAGAGGGCAGATATCACAGCCTGAGGCTCAACCAGACCCTATGGAAGATATTGAGGTAGAGGTCGCCAAAGGAGAGATTATTGAAGCCAAGCTGGATGAAGTATGAAAATTACAGTAATAGGAACAGGAAGCGATGGTAACGCTTTTCTGTTCAACGAAACACTAATGATAGATTCAGGGCTTACTTTTAAAAAGCTGGAAGAGTCCATCGATATTTCAAAGCTGAAATATGTTTTATTGACACACATACATGGAGACCATTTTAATAAAACATCAATAAGAAAGCTTCATGTGGAGAACGAAAATATAATATTTGTGTGCGGTAGTTTTCTTACTTACCCATTATCATCAATAGGTATCCCGCTTGTAAATATCATGGAAATAGAAATTAATAAGCCGTATACTATAGATGGGTTTATTATTTCAGGGGTTAATCTATATCATGATGTTGATAATATAGGGTATAGGGCAGTAAGCAAGGGGCACAGACACTTTCACGCTACTGATACAAGCACCCTTGCTGGGATATCTGCGATAAACTACGATACAGCTACAATAGAGTGTAACCATGAAGAAAATAGAGCATTAGAGCTAATTTCGTATGCCAAAGAGAATGGAGATTTTTCTCATCTCGGTGGTGCTATGGCTTCACATTTAAGCGTACAGCAAACAGTTTCTTTTTGTGAGCGTAATGGCATTAAAAAGCTAATACCTGTTCATGTCGGGGGCAGTACAAAAAAAGAGGTGTTTGAGTATTTGGATATGAATTTCAAGGATAGATATGACGCTTTACTGGCTAACTAAGAGGTGATAGATGATTAAATTAACAGAAGTTGAAGCCTGCGAGATAGCGGGCTTATTAAGAGCCAGCACAATAAATGTATCAAGTGGCGATAGGTATAGTAATTTCTCAGACGATCAAAAGAGGGATATTGTACAGTTTAAAAAGTCATTGCTTGATAAGGTTGCCAAAGATGCTAATTGAAGCCGTAAAGCAAGGAAATATCCTGATGGTTGTAGATGATGACCAGATAGAGATAATGAATAAAATCAAAAATGGCTCAGAGATTCAATTTGAGTGGAAGCCAAAGAGGAACTATCAATTCCACAAAAAGGCTATGGCACTATTAAAGATGGTACTTGATAATCAAAATACTTACTCGAATATGGATGACCTGCTGGTAGAGTACAAACTAAAGGCTGGTCACTTCATGGAGCATATTACAACAAAAGGGAAGATGATATATGTTCCAAGGTCAATAAGCTTCGCAGAAATGGACGAGCTGGAGTTTGGAGCGATTTTCTCTAAGTTTATAGATATTTCGCTAAAGCACTTCTGCGATAGTGAGGAAATGGGTAATCAAATAATGCAATTTGCGTAGGTCTTGATCTAGGTCAATGACTTTTGTTTTTGATTGGTGTATAATGTGATATATAAGGAGAGCTAGGGATGATAGTGGATGCACTAATAACAGAGAATGAAGATTCTGCCAAAAGACTTGCTTTCGCAAAGCGTGTTGGTCGGACTAAATCTGTAGAGACGCTAGAGGAGTGGATTGCATACATAGACAAACTAGACAATAAGATTCAGCTTATTGCAGGAGGTTGTGAATCATGAAAGAAGCAATAATCAGTAGGTATTTTATGAAAGAAGTTCTCGGTGGTTGCGTATCTGATTATAACGATATATCAGTAAATAGCCAGAACGTGAAGTTCACAAAGAATAATAGTATCGAACTTATCAATAAGTGGGAGTTCATGCATAGGTGCAAGGAGTATATTTCAGATTTCAATAATCTTGCTAATTTATCTACCCACAGAAATTTCTACTCCATGACTGATGGGGGGGAATGGTCATGCGGATTTCTTAGTATCCACACTACATATTCAGACGATGCCGAGTATGATGATATATGTACTTGTGAGACTGAATTTGAAGCCGTAATCCTATCCACTCAGTGGGTAATATACAATAAGGAGAAGCATGAACGATTATGAATCAGAGCCAAACTTCATAGTAGCGGCTGGTATTGTTATCGGGGCGGTTGTCGTATTTAGTGCGACTGTATTACTAATTTATAGATTAACTGTAGGAGGTTGACATGAAACATATAAAACTAGGGCTTACCCCTATAGAATCATTCCTTGATTGCCCAATGAGTGCTGGGGACGTAGCACTTAAAAACGCTACACTGAGTATACTAGAGAGGGCTAGCCGTGCATACACTGGATGCGTGTCTGCAACTCCAGAGAGCTGCTACATCGGTGCCCCGAGCGGGTGCGTTGGTGAGGTGAGGGTAAAATCATGAAATATTTACTTACTTTGGTTTCGTTGTTTTTGATTGGTTGCGGTGGTGGCAAAGACTATCACTCGTTATCAAAGTTTGATAATATGTGCGACTCGTACGAAATGCAGATTTGCGGCGATGATACTAACTATATGAACGAGATTGGGGTAGACTCTGTGCAGACTCTGGAGATATTCTACGAATATAAGCTAGATGTAGGCGATGTGTATCAACCAGTGAGAGAAGATAGCGGCTCTTTTGTCGGTGACTGCGAGGATATAGCCTTGTCTGTTGCAGAGGTGCTTTACAGCAAAGCTTGGGTACTTAAGATAGAGTTTATGGCAGGGGAGCGTAATGGAGAAGGTCATTCGTGGCTAAAAGTTACGACCACTAACGGTTCTTATCGTTATGACGTAGGAGGAAAGAGTAGTGATGTTTATTTCATTCATGAGGTTATTGTTTTAAAGGATGAATCATGATTGAAACATTAAGCGAGTCAGGCGAATACGAGAAAATAGATTGTGTTGTCGGTAAGTTCACATTGGATGATAAGGCTATTGCATCTCGGTGGCGTGCCGTCAAAAAGTATGTCAGAAAAACATATGACAATCTATCTCTATCTGAAAAGGTGAAAGCTAAAAGGATAATGAGGGATTCAAAATGAGGTACTCTCTAAAAATAACAAGTCGCAAAAAGCTCCTGGGGCTTACCGTGCATACCCATATAGACACACCTGCTAAAACATTTAGTAGCGAAAATGTAGCACACGCTTGGGCGGCATCTTGGATCGTGTTGAACGAGCTTAGGAACTATGATATAGAGGTATGGATGAATGATAACTAACGAGCTACTATCAGAATACACGGGCAGAAAAGTGTATTGGCACGAATCAGTATTTGGCGGATATGTAAGAGTGCATTTTGACAAAGAGAGATATCTGTCTGATTACCAAGATATACCCATAGTAAAGATTAATGAGTATATTAATAAGAAGGAGAGACTTTCTACACTATTTGATTTTCTCCCTACGGCAGAGCAATTCGCGGACGGGGCTAGAAAGATGTTTAAAAAAGTAAACTCAAAATCTAAGAATTGAGTTCACCGATAGATAGTACCCCTCCCTCTAGCCTTCTCTAGTTCTCCCCCTTGATTTGTCGTCCATTATTGGTAATGGCTGAGGCGTGTAGTCATTCGGGATTCTAAAGTCCCTAAATACTCTAGTTGGATACCTTCTAATGTTGACTGCATCGTTCTGGTTGCCACCTAGACAATAGATAAAATCACCACCTTTTGATATTCCAACAACGAATGTAACATGCCCGCCGCCTTTGCGTGATTTTACAGCGATAGCCCCAAGTACAGGCTTGTGTGCAGACTTTCCAAAATTTAGCCAACTGAGTGCTCTTGCTGGGTTATTTTGTAGTCTGTACCCAGCCTTGAGCATAGCCCACCCAACATATGCACCACACCAAGGAACATCATCCTTTGCCCATCCTAAACCAATAGCGTCATGGTACTGCTCAACTCTAGGATTAGAGCATTTTTTACCCCTACATTCTTTCACCCCTACCTCATCGTATGCGTGATTTAGCCAAAGTGGGATTTTCTTATTAGCTAAGTGCTCTTTCTTTACTGGGCGGAGTATAGCAAAGTACGCACCAAATAGATTCTTGTTGTTTGTTGATTTTATCGCGTTGATGGTAATGCGACCGATGTCTCCGTCTATATTGATCTTCTGCCCTACGTCTCTGAGGGCTCTTTGTAGTATCCTCGATGTTGCCTTGTCCTTATTCCTCAAAACAAGCTCAACAAATGCTCTAGTGATTGGATTCTTTAGTCTGCTTGTCATAACACTCCTTTATATTTTAATGCAAACGACTCTATTGCCGTCCGCATCTTTACGCTCTTGGATAATCCTTACGGTATCGCCGTTTACTTTCACCTGGGCTGCTCCGTAGTCTGCTGCCGTGATAATCTCGTCTCTTATGTCGCCATCTATGTACTTTCCAAATTGATTGACTACTATTGTCATCTTCTCTCCATTGTGTTTCGTAGTGTATATACTTATGTATTGTATCTTACCTATGCTAAGGAGCTAATTACTACTACGGGGGCGACTCACCCGTAGTAGCACCCCTATTGTGCTGGTGGAATGTCTAAACAGTTTCCGCCTCTTCTTGCAGCTCTACGGCACCTACTGTCGGGGTGTCCCCTCTCAGGTTTCCTTTTATGTCTTTGTCCACAAAGCTAAACTTGTATGGTGTATTGGAGCTTGCTGCGATAACCGAATCCCTATCAAGCTCCCACTCTGCTACGCTGGCACCATTGATGCCTGTAGGCACGAATGGGTTGATGTCCAATGTATTGTGGTCTTCTATTGAGTGTGCGTTTTCCTCTGTAAATACATTGTGTCTATTCCCTCTGTAGCTTGTGTTTACCCCTCCATTTCTGTAGAACATATTACCTTTAAACTTATTGTTGCTACCTATTACGGAGAACGCTTTTGGCACGCCACCATCAAACTTCTTCGTGGCTGGGTTCCATGAAGAGATATAAGCAGAAGCTTCAAACCCCTCATCAATGTGTCCATCGTGGTCATGGTCGACAAGTTCTTCTGCTGTAGCAATCCCACCTGATTCGCCTACTAAGTTGTTAGCCCCTATGTGCAGCTGATATGTATCGTCAAGCCCAACATCATCTGATACGATATTGTTTGCAACAATAACATTATTCATGGTTCTTGGTAGTGTGATATTGTGTACTGACGGGAACTTCTCCTTGTCAAACCACATATCCATATTTTTTAAGCCTTTGTACTGCTTGACTAGCTCGCCTGCAAAATTAATAAATGTTACATACTCTTTGTCGTGACCGTTGCTGTCCTTGTGTGTCTCTACCACGCCACTGTATCTAGCCTTGAGCTGGTACTCGTGTCCACGCATGGATAGTCTCTCTTTTGCTTCATAGAGTATATCTTCTCTTCCGCTTCTGATGATGGTATTATGACACGCGATAACGTCGTTGCAGGTACTTATCATCAGCCCCCGCATATTCGTATCAATCACGGTATTGTTATAGAAACGTCCGTTTTTGGATACCTCAAAGAACATCGCATTTCCGTTTCTCTGCTCGTTTTTAATAGAGTGAGGTGTCAAGTGTGAACTATATCCAACTCTTTCAAAAGTATTGTTAAATACATCAATAGGGTTTCTATCGTCACCTGTAGCCCCTAGTTGATGCCCTATGCTAAAGCACCAGTCAAACCATACTCCATTTCCTCCCACATCTTTCACTATATTGTTTGCGAATACACCGTATGCCTGAGTTGCATACTTGGTGGCGGCACTATGCCAGAAGTTCTCATATGGCTGGTATGAGTCATTTTCAAATACACAATGTAAAATATTAGCAGAAGCTGCTGCTACACTCACGCCGTTAAGACCATTTTGATCAAAATGGCAGTGTTCTACGGTTGTGAGCATATCTTTCACTGGCACTTCTTTGCCGTCTAGAAGTCTAGTCTCTAGAAACTGTGTCCAGTGACCTTTTTCCTTTGACTTGTCTATACGCTTACCGTATGGCACCTTGTCCATTATCATACTATTCCACCCGCACGCTATGGATAACCCAGAGAAGTCGCCGTTGGTAAATCTACACTCTGAGGCAAAACCGTTATATCCTAGTTTTACCAAATAAGCACCTTGCGAACCACTTGACTGCGTAGCGTAATACCCGCTCATGGATGCAGAGTGTGTGAATGTTATTCCAGATGTTGTTACTTTACCTGACTTCGACAAGTCCATAATGAAGGACTTGTTTGACATCTCCACTATGGTGCTCTCGTCATTAGGGTTTATGCCGTCACTGAATCTAGCATATACGGAGTAGAAGTTATCCGATTCCCTTACTGTTTCGTAACTGTTTTCATATAGCCCGTATGGGTTATCTTCGGTGAGAACGTCTCTAGTACATCCCTCCCAAAAGTTAGAAATAGCCTGCATTGGAATCATTTCACTTTTTAGTACTTTATAGTTCCATGATTTTGGTTGATGCAGGAATGTCTCGTTGAATCTTTCCTCTGTCCACCCGTATAGCTTCATCTGGTACTTCTTGAATGAATCTATCTTTGATTGTCTGATGGTCTGACCTGCACTAATGTGACCTAGCTTATCAGTTAAATACCCAAGTCTCTCCATTCTCTCTCCGTTGACAAAGATTTGCTGCGGGTTGAGTATTTCCATCTTCTTTGTATCTTTATTCATGAAGCCTTTATACATCTTGTTTTCATAATCAGTGGATGCCAGTTTCCAGAAGTTACCTTCTGCTGTCTCTATCTTCTGCCAATTATTCTCAAGTACCATTGAACCTTTCATTGTTACTCTTCCATAGTTGATAGCCTTGATTGTGATAGGCATACCGTATCTGATTGGTGCGTAGTTTAATCTACTTCTAAAGTCACCACCTCGATACTCACCATCGCCTATAAATACTGTACCACCACCACATCTTGACCGTAGCCCTTGGTCTGATAAGTCTTTGGGGATAGTCTTCTCCATAACCTCAATTGCTTTAAATGGTGAAGCAAAAGGGTTTGCCATGCTCCCGTCCCCAGTAGCATCATCACCATCAGTGGCAACATAGTAGTGTGGTAAAGGCTCTTCAACTACCTTGGTGGTGTAGTTTACTCTCGGCTCCATATTGAACGCAGCGTTCACGGTTGGTAGGTACTTAGCCGTTATGTCTGACATACTGATAACCTTTGGCTCTTCTGGCTTTGGCTCTTCAACTACTGGTGCGGTACTTGAGAATATCCTATACAGCTTATTCGACTCTGCATCTCTTCGCCAAACCTCTCCACTTGCACACAATGAGTTCTCTCTAAATATCCACCCTATCGTCTCACCCTCGTGTACTGTTACGTCTAATGGAGTTACCCCAATCTCGTGTCTATTGTATACCACAACCTCTATAGTCCCTGAAAGATTACCTTCTAGATACTTTTTATACCTAGCAAGCTCCTCGTCTGTCGCTGTTTCTGTCCATGTATTACCTACGATATGAGGTGCTATCATTCCTGATGGGATAGGTTGAAAAGTTTCTTTATCCTGTAGGGCATAGTCGTCCGCCACTTCAGTAAATGTAAACTCTGTTCCTGTGTCTCTTATTACTGTTTTCATTGGTTGTATCCTTTTATTTAAAATATACTACTATTTTCTAATGCCATGTTATACCACTATCTTCCAGTTCTTGTCGTTGAATAGTGTATTTACCCCACTCTTGGTATATGATACTCCTTTGTGTGTTATGACCCCGCTATCGCCAAGGTCATTTATCTCTTCCTTGGCTCCTGTATTTCTTACATCTACTGACTGCTCAGCCCCGCCTGTCATATCTACTATGGAGTTCAGCCCAAAGTCTAGTAGTTCTCTGAGTGAGAACTTATGGCACAGGTAGAACGATATACTTGACTTGCAGTTGATTATGTTCACGCTAAGCAACTCATATGCCTGGTCAAAACATTTCTTGTTATTTGTGCTACCCCCCATATCTATAAGGGGGGTGCTGTTTATCCCCACTGCACCATACGCGAATTTATAAAATGACTTACACTTACTATAGTCTATTTCTTTTATCTCGCCTGCCATCATCCTCCCATACATATAGACCCCTGTCCATTCTTGCTGCGGGATACCTACCACATTCATATTTAGATTACTGACTGATAATTCACACAAAGAGTCCAGTGAGGTAATATTTGTTATGTCTAGTGTGAACTTTGGGTCATTCGCCATCCCTACGCATAACTTATCAGCCTTTGGATTTTTGCCCAAGTCGTACTCTAAGTATTTAAGTGTACTAGGCAAAGTCCTTGGTTGGGTTATCTTATTCGACCCCTTAATGATAAGCAGCTCTAGTCGTTTATAGTATTTTAGATTCATGCTATTAAGTTCTGATGATATAATTATCATTTCTACTGGGCTACCGCCGTAGCGTTGACCATCATTGAAAGGGTTTACATACTTAATATTCCTGCCATCATGTGCAGATATTGTAACTATAGCCTGACGGCATCCGTTGTCTAGCTCGGTGCTCGCAGGCAAATCATCAAACATGATAGTATGGTAACTATACGAGCTGCCTGTCCCCCCCGCCTTTGCGTGTCCATCGCCCCAGTCTATATCTGGTAGCTCTGATAGCCTTATCCTTACATACAGCCCGTTGCGTGGGACTTGAAACAACATTACTGCCTTCCCCCCACTCTGGTCGTCTGCATCTGTTACTAGGTGCTCTATTGGTAGCCATTTTGAATCTCTTTGGCTGTCATACCATTCTTTTGACATTGGATCAAATGAGGAGCCACTTGGGAGGCTTGTTATCTCATCGTCATATGTAGAGGAGTCCCCGTCTACTGATGACCCTTTCTTCGCCTCGATAGCTGCTTTAATGTCTGCCATAGTTGATGATAGTGCTATAACCTCGTTAGCCTTAGCTGCCAATTGGTCAGTAAGGGTTGTTATCTCATTTGTTTTAGTTGCGATGGTATCATTTAGCGTAGCCACTTCACTTGTGAGGGTGGTGATTTCTCCCTCTTTCGCGGTTATGGATTCGTTCAATGTTGTTATCTCGTTTGTCTTTGCAGCTACGTTGTCGGTGAGAGTTGTTATCTCGCTTTTTTGTGTGGCTACTTCATTCGTGAGAGTTGTTATCTCCCCATCTTTTGTCGCAACTGAGTCGTTCAGTGCTGTTATTTCATTGGTCTTGGTTGTTATGGTATCGCTTAGGGTTGACACCTCTGTAGTGAGAGTTGCTATTTTGCCATCTTTTTCTGTCACTTTGTCGTTCAATGTTGCTATCTCATTTGTCTGGGCAGCGACTCTACTTGTAAGCGTTTCTATCTCATTAGTCTTTGTTGCTATCGTTGCATTGAGCGTATCTATCTCTGATACTTTAGCGGCTAATTGTGCAGTAAGGTCATCAACTTCTACTATCTTCGCGGCTAAGGATGCATTGATTGTTGCTATCTCGTCATCTTTAGTAGCCAGCGTTGCCGTGAGCGTATCTACTTCTGCTGCCTTGGTTGTTAGGCTGTCTCTTAGAGTATTTGCTTCTGCTGTCTTTGTGGCTACTGTATCGGTGAGAGTGGTTATCTCTGTAGTCTTCTGGGTGATAGTTGTATTTAGTGCTGCTATCTCTGCTGTTCTGTCTAGTAGTAGGATTTCATCATCATAAGTACTTTTATCACCAGTGACCACCCCGCCCTTTGCTGTCTCAATGGAGGTTTTTACGTCTGCCAATACTGCATTTAGAGCATTTATCGTTCCTGTTTGGTCAAGATTCTCATTGGACTCAGGTATTGGCTCTGGCAGCATCACTGTTCTGTTTGGTATCATTTCGTTTATCACTCCGTTTTGAGAGTTAGATTCTTCTACTATAGTGGGCATCTTGCTATCCTGTTTACTATCTCTATATATAGGGTATCTGATGGAAAGCAGTCGTCTCCTTTTTTATAGATACAGTCTGCTTTGTACTTTCCTATTGGTAGTGAGTCTGGGAGTTTGATTTTTACTGAGTATTTGCCTTTTGCCCTTTCTCTTATGGTTATACCGTTGCCCACTGTCGCTGTTGCTACTACGGCACCCTCTCTGTTTACTATCTGGAATAGCAGGTCGTACCCGTCAAGTGAAGCCCCAGTTTTGTCTGGGTTTTGTCTTTGTAGGTATATCTCTACTGTAGAGCCTTGTTTAAATACTAGATTCATAATCCCCCCAATGGTAAACACTCATGCGATTTACAAAACTTCTCCCTAAAGGCATTAGTGCGGAGCTCTCTTTCTATCATGGTAGACTCGTTTATTCGGAATTGCCTAATGAGCTTATCCCCTGCTTTATCTGTTCTTACTTTAGTCTTTGGTAATGGCTTATGCACCTTTACAAGTGGCATGCCCACATAGATGTATTTCGTGCTGCTGCATCCGCTAATAAGTATTGCTGATAAGCTCAGTAGTATCAGTAACTTTTTCACCGTCTATCTCCTTTATCTTTTTCCCTCTGATGTCCTCGAGGGTAGCTTCTATTTTCTGAAAGCCTTTAACCTCTTGCACAGACACGGAAGCATCTGCCTCCTCGCGTGCTTGTTCTGCTTCACCCTTGTAGTAGTCGCCCCTCTTCTTTAGCCCTAGAAACATAATGCCTAGAGCTACACCTATAAAGCCCCAGATTTTCCAGACAAAGATCTTGCGGAACATCTATCTCTCCTCTAGTGTCTTGGATTTTCTCACACGCCCAAACCACACAGATAGAGCACCTGTACCTGAGATCATATAAATCAACACGTCTTTTGCCATAGGTACCCACTTTTCAGATACCACCGTCTCCACGATCATTTGGATGTAGCCAGGATGTTTCATAAAAAACATCGACACCACCCCAAACATAGCACCAGCCCACACTGTAAAGCTCTTGTGTGAGTTTGCTACTTTTTTAGCATCTATCATTGGTTCTCCTTATCTAGTATTTCTATCATGTCTAGTAGTATCTCTTGTGGTGGTGCACCAATCATTTCTGCCACCTCTTCTACTGATTTGGTTATATCGTCTAGCTTTCTTGCGAATATCTCAGCCGTTTGATGTGAGTCCACTATATCCCTCCTAGCCGTAGTAAGATAATGTATAGCAGTACTGCCGCTGTCGTCATTACATACCTACAATGCCTCTTATTTCTCGCTCTCTGCATTAGCATTTTTAACCCCCAAAAACTTTGCCATTTTATCCTCAGCCGCCTTTGGGAGTATCTTCATGGTGATTGCCATTATCTCTATGCTTAACAGTGAAGAAAACGCATACATAGCGATAGCTATATTGCTGTCCGTTTTTATTTTCGCCAAGTCTACGGCGATAGGCACAAGGTATAGTGCGACAAATACAGAAGATATAAGTATCGTTACCCCAACCTTTATGCTATTCTTCTCTCCTAGAGCGAATTGAACAAACATACCTAAAAGTACAGCCCACATCTGCTGCGTGTCCTGCATGAATTGCTTAACTACTCCAAGTTGTCCTATTGGCATATATGTTTCCCTTTTAGTATCATCTTGCCGAATGGCGTAATACTCATATTGTTTTCACGATAGTATGCCACCACCATATCGTAACTTATATTATAGCAAAACTTTGCCTTTAGTATGGTATCATCTACCAAAACTGCTATAACTAGGTTGTCAAGAGCAAACTCGTTATCTATGCTCTTGTACCTATAATCTGTCTTTTCCTGTATCTCTTGCTTGGTAAAGTCCATCTGCCCAAGTACATAGAATAGAAGTATCCCCCCCAAAATAGGGAATACGAAAAATGCGTTTTTCATCTTGTGCCTCCTTTATATGTTGGCTAACTGTACGGTAATCATGTACGGCTTATTCTGTGTGTGTGAAGACTTGCCTTGTATCTTGATTGTGGTAGCCGACTCTATAAAGTAATTCCAATCTATTGATCCTGTAGTGTCTTGGGTAAGCCACCCAGAATTAAACGCTATAAGCACTGACGATACACCTATGATTCTTTTACCAGATGGGACAGGAACGCTTATTACATCCGTTGTTCCTCCGCTTGTGGTGCCCTCTAGTAGCATTACCTCGTACCCAGTAGGTACTTTGTTAACATCTACGAGATTTGGGTCTATTGTAGCCGAACCACTACTCCAATTATTAAAAGGCACTAGGCTGTCTCCCCTGTAATTTCATTAGAAACACTATTATCTGAGCACCAGAACGTAATCTGCATGCCGCCTAATCCTATTTCCTTTTCTTTTGGTGCTGTTGTGCGTCTGCCCGCTTTTTTCTTTGCCGCACCTTTGGTCCAATGTACTGTGTGATTGCCATTGTTTTGAAACCATACGGCATCATCAACCGTTTGTGGTACCCCGTTTACTAAATCTTTGCTAAAGTCAGCCATTCATAGCCCCCTTAATTTTGGTTAATATCCTCTTTAATAATGATTTCTTCTCAGCCAGTTGGTGGGGCTTAGACCAATCATTTACTTTTTGCTTCATAGTGCCCGCTCACGCTTGACGTGTGCCATGCCGTAGAGGATAGTGTCCCCTATTGTTGCGTGTTGTGCCTTGTCATCTTTTATACTATACATTAAATAAAACAACTCCGTTTATCCATGTATCCACAGTTCCCTTTAGATACACACTGCCGTCTGAACGGATTTGAAGCTTTTTATACCCAGTTGAAGACGACAATACTGCACCTTGGCTAAATGGGGGGCGGAACCCACTTTGCAAATTTAATATAATGGAGTTGTCTGCCCCGTTCTTGACATTTATATGAACCTCCACTTGTCTGCCTATTTTTCTGTACCTGCTTCTCCATGACGAACTATCGTCCGTGAACCCATTCACATAAGTAGGGTATATCCAATCCGATACCTGCAACCCAAGAACCTCTTTTAATTTTGTTACCGTTGGCGACTTGCCAAGTTCATCTATAAAATCACACGCCATAATTTCTCCTTATAAGCATACTATATCCGTAGCCGTGCCAGCTTCTGCCACGCACCACATATCACATCCGTCTGAGCCTTTCATTACTGAGCCATCATCACACAATATCGGGGATGGTAGGATAGGCTCTACTACGGTGTTTGCATATCCTAAGATATGCACCTCTAGCTTTAATTTCCTCCATTCTTGGAATTCGTAGTCGAACCCAACATTTGTATTGATTAGTTTAACTACATACCATTTCCAATCACCCCCAAAATCTGCGTATAGTGCGAACGGCTTTGTACCTCTAGATATGGTGTCCTTATGCCATCGCATGAACTGTCGGACTTGAAGTTGTTTTAATATATTTGTAGCATCGTACCTTGGGTGCCTTATCGTCACTGGGTCGGTGTCGTAGCACTCTACTGACTCACCTGTGTCCCATTTGTACCCATCAGTCATCATCTTGGAGGTGGCGGACTCGCACCCCTTGACAGGGTAGGTGCTCACTGTTTCTGGACAACTCATATCTTTTCTCTCAATTCCATGATTGTCCGCGTTGGCTCTATTGTCCCATCATCTATGATGGGTACTTTCTTGAGCCACGCGACCATAGGTTGGAGCAAGGCATTTGGTAGCTCTGATGACTCTTTGCCAGTTGGTAGAATCACTACCTCTTCATTGTACAGAACTTTATGAACGTCACCGAGCTCGCTTATTTTGTCTTTTTTTGTCCATATTGTGTACTTGACTATTATTGGAAGTATTGACTTTGCCCTGTCCACCTGTCCTACGGCATTTATTTTATCTTCTTGTGGTGTGGAAAATGACTTCTCGCCTCCGAGTATCGTTCCGCCGTCTGTCTTTAGGTGGGAGGTGACTATCTCGCCTAGCTCCACTGTGCCGATGTTTGTGATAGTGTACGTTATCGTGTAGCCTTTGGGGGTCAACCCGTCCATGAGTATCAATACTGGTCTCGCAACTTCCTCCCATTGGTTGCCATCATCGTCTAGTATCCAACAGTCTATAGGGATAGTGCCGCTCTTGATTACTGTACTAGCTGTATCTTTGATTTCATACGTGAGTGATTCGCCGATTACGTTACTGAACATAATAGAGTTAAATGGCTTTAACGCTTTGGCTGTCGTGGTCATCGTGTTTGGTGCCGTGGTTGGAGTTGAGCTTATGCCGTCAAATGCCAACATTTTATTAACAGGCTTAACCTTTTCTAGGTCATATTTATATCTTGCATTCATAAGACTTGCCCCTGATTGCTTAAAGTATAATTTTCCATCCTCTACAAACAGCGTGCTGTCAGATATGTCTCCTATTCTGTTGTCTGCTTTGTCGTATGATGAAAATATCTTCCATGTCTTATTTGAAGTATGTGCAGTATCCCCACAATCACCAGCCCCGTCAAGGGATTTTCTTGTCTTTACAACATCAAAATATGTGAACTCCCCAAATACTGATTTTTGCTCATCCTTTGTAATAGCCCACTCAAAACACCCTGTTTGTGGGGACGACCCAGCCCCACAAACTATCGATACTAGGTTTGACTTCCCGTCCCAGTCACCGATTAGAGTCCCGTATCTAAGAATAGGGTTATTTGGAGTATCGTTACAGTAGGTAGCCACTCTCCCACACTCTTCGCTTGTATCTGGGGTAACAATGTATATGAAATTATCTTTCACTACCCTTGTTCCGTCTTTGTAGAACATATTCTTGTCGAACTCTTCATATGACTCCGTGTCGACAACATTGCTAGAAATCATCTTCATGCTCTGGCTTTTACCTATTTTGCTCATTAAATCTCCCTCGCATCCTATTAGTAGAAATGCTATTATTAATATATACTTCATCATGAAACCCTTAAGTCTGCTATCGCACCTGAGAGGTCACTGCTTATGTTTTCGCCAGACGATATGACTGCCTTCCTAAGTTCTTGCATTTCTTTGATTAGCTCCTCATTTTCACTCTTTTTTACTTCTTTCTGTATTCTTGCTAATGCTTCGCTCTCCTTGACTCTATACGCGTAGTAGTCAGAGTCTGAACGGCTTTGGGTCTCTAGCATAGAGTTGATGTTACTTACTAAGTCGCCTGAGTCTGTGGACGTTCTGAATGCTTCTGTAGCAAGTGCCGCTTTTTCATTTAGTCTTAGAGTTGACAGGCTACCTAGTCTCAAATCTTTCCAAGCGTCAAGCATACTCTTCGATGTGTTTTTCGCTTCTTCTCCTAGTCTCTCCGTAGCGTCCATCATCTGAGCGAAACCATCTGCTAGCAGTAGCGTTTGCCCGTAGAGTCTGTTCCCCTCTTCTGTTGTTCTGTCGTAGCCATTGAGTAAGTCTTTGAACCCGTCCTTAGTCTTTGGTAGTTCCTGCCCGAATGTCGCAAATGCTTCGGTCATGGAAGTTGTTTGGAAAGCCGCTTGCTCTGATTCGGTAAAGAAATTACCCATGTAAGCACTCATAGCATCGCCAAACTGTTGTATGCCACCTGTTGCCGCTACTATGTCTAGTTGTTGCATTTGAGCCGTGTAATCGCCAAGTGTTTGGAAAGTAGTGCCGAGCATTGTGAACATATGTGAGGATTGGTCAACCTCCAATGCTAATCTCCCTAGTGTTTCAAGCAGTGCTTCACTTCCTTTTGCATATCTGTCTGTATATGCAGCAAGGTCTGAGATTCCGCCGATTACCCCACTAAATGCTGTGGAGTATGCTTGTGATAGTCTGTTTGCTACCTCATCATCTGACAGCCCAGTGAAGTCTATCTTGCCAATGTCCATCTTTGCACTTTCTAACGCAGACTGTAGGCTTGCTTGATTGAGCCCTAATGCCACCCCTGATGTCATTATCGACTCGTATCCATTAGCAAAAGCTCCCGCCATGTCATCAATTACATCTGGTGGCAGGTCAGAGAAGGACTCTACTATGCGAGAAGACTTAGATAGCCCCCACCAGCTAGACTTTTTGACTAGCTTTGTGGTGTAGGACTGGACGTTAAGCTCTGCCGAGTTCATAGCTTTGCCCAAATCTGTTACTGCAAACTTTAGCCCTGTACCTATTAGAGAAATGGACTTAGATGAGAAGCCCAGGAACCCAGAATCCTCTGTATCTACTGAGTTTGCCCCCGTGAGGTCTATCCCGCCTGCTGTAGCAGAGGCACCCATCGCACGAGCCACGCTGTAAAAGTTTGCATCCATGTTTCTTAATGACCGTCTCATATCTTGATTGATTTTCGTCATAGGGGACATTACTGATTCGTAGGCACTTGCTAGATTGTTGATAGAATCGTCTGAGAAGTCTACTTGACCCTTTGCTGCGTCTATTTCTGCTTGTGATACTTCGTTGCTGAATAGTGAGCCGATTACTTTAGCCGCCAGAATAGCCGCCACCGCGTATCCATTACCACCACTACTTTCCAATGCACTAGACAATGAATCTGATATACTATTTGACATATCTTCTATAAAAGGCTTCATGATGTTATTAGAGAGAGAATCAAAGAAGCCACTAAACGCTTTTGACCAATCGCCTGATAGCATATCGTTTATGAGCGATGTGAAAGTGGAGGTGTAGGCTTTCATCTCCGCTGTTGGTTTTGTGATCTTCTTTGACTTCTTTGACTTCTTTGACTTCTTTCCTGAGCCGCCGCCCCCGCTTTTTGTGGTTGGTAATGCACCATCATTAACTCCCATCTTCTTAAGAATCTCTGCGGCTCTTATTTTTTCTGCATTATTCTTTTTATCCTCTTTCCCTAATTCGATAACGCCTTGCTTTATTCTTGCAATCGACAACTCTGCTTTTTCAGCACCTATCCCTATTTCTCCAGATAGTTTTTGCATCTCTTTAAAACCGCTGTTCATCGAATCACCCCAATAAGTGGTTTCACTAGAGAAGTCTGCTCCCTTTGCTTTTAAGTCAACAACCGCAGCAGTGAATGGCTTTATGTCGCCTTTGAGCTTCCCGAAATCTATCCCGAACTTATCCGAAGCGAATTTTCCAAAGCTACTGTCTGCAATACCGCCTATAAAGTCGTTCCATGTTTGCTTTACCCATGTCACAAACCCGTGCCACGCCTTACCCATTTTATTTGTCAGCGATACCCATGTTTGCAATATTGCGGTTGTTGCTGATGCCCCAGCGTCTGCGATAGCCTGAAACCCTAGAGTTATATAGTACCCGACCGTTGCGAATGTCGTTTGGATTGTTGTTAGCCCAAGTTTGAATATTGTTACAGCGTCTACGGCATGACCAACCCCCGCTATAATATTATTAAACCAAGATATAACGAAATCTGAAAAGCTTTTAGCCCCACCTAGTCCATCGTCAAACATTCCCGACAGAGTAGAGCTAACTTCCATAGCCCCAGATTTCAGATAGTTAAACAATCCTTGATCCATAACATCTTTTTTGAATATAGTCCATTTGTCTGCCATGTTTGACATTATTCCTGACCACGTCCTAGATTGTGCATCCATCGCACCTATATATTTTTCATTGAAAATAGCATTTAGTGTTGATTTAATTATCTCTCTGTTATTTTCAATAATAATATTTCTCGTTTTACCAGAACTATCTGTCCACTCATAGCCAATTTTATTGCCCATCTTTGAGGCACGCAACCCAAACTCCTTAAGCCTCTCGTTCTCACCGACCATCGCGTCTGCCATTGCTTCCACTGCCTGAATTAGTGGTTTTCCCATTGCTGAGGCTGTGTTGCCTAACGTCTTGAGTGTGTCGTCAGTGGGGTCTATCCCGTAGGCTTTAAGTTTAATAAATGCGTTTGTTACTTGTCCTAGTTGGTATGGGGTTGAAGAGGTGAAATCCGTTATCCACCGCATTGACTCTTTTGCTTTAATGCTAGACCCAGTTATGCTTTTTAGCGTAGTCTCGAATGTTTCGAACTGAGCGGCTGTCTGCACAAACCCAGTGCTCACAGAAAATAGACCTTTTAGAGACCTATACGCAATATATGTCCCGCCTAGTGCTATAGCCATTTTACCAATAGCCCCGCTAAATAATGAAGCTCTTTTGGTTGTTTTGTCTATTGAGATGTCGAGACCTTTGAAGTCTCTTCTTAGCTTTGATAGAGTAGCCGTTGCATTTTTACCATCTACATCAATTCGTATTACTGCCACGTCTCGCCCTCCTGTCTATGTCATCGCCAGTCAACATCGTTGAGGATGATTGACCTAGTTTTGCTTTCGCATATTGTTCATCATCTAAGTGTGTTAGGCTTCCAATTGTCATAAGTATCTTACCGTATTCAGCGGGTGGGAGTCCATTATAAATAAGGACATCTCTCACGCTTTGGTATATAAACCCATTAGAGAGCCCGTTACTTTCGGTCGCAACCATGGTTGACGAATTCGCTAATACTATCGTGTACTCATCCCACTCATTAGGGAATGAGTCTTCTGGGTTTCTTAAAAACTCAACTATCTGCCAGAGTGCTTTCCCCGCTTCACCTTGACATCTTCTCTCAATGCTTCTAGTGCATCGGATACATCGATAGGGGTGTTGTCGTCTTGGATATACTCAAACAAAGCTTCTGAATCTTCGCCACCTACCATTTTATTATAATTCGATGTCGCGATTCTGTCCGCCTCATCTTCTCCAAACGATTTAGCTTTTTCCTCTAGTTCATCTGCTTGATCGTATAGCTTCTCTAGCTTATTTGTAGCAGACACAATATCTTTGTCTTTGTCTAGTGCCTCTACTTTTGTCTCTAGTGCCAATATCCTACGTCCTAAGCTTGACGACTCTTGCATTAGCTCCATCATCTCTTTTTGTTCTTTTGTCATTTTGCGAATCTCTTTTTTAGTGAGTTCCCTAAATGTTACATTGAATGATTTTAGCTCTACGCCCTCGCTGTCTTCTATCCTTAGTGTTACTTTGGATGATAGCTGAATTTTTGCCATGGTGTGACTCCTGTTTATTTATGGTGTGATTTGACATAAGGGGCTCTGCCACACCTACAGAGCCCTAATTGTTACTTTGCTGCTGTCTCCGTGTATGCACCTACTTGCTTGTACTTGCATTCTACTTTTGATGCCCCGCTTGTCTCAGCAGTTACGGTAAATGATAGAATCATCATCGCCATATTGATCTTGGCTCCATTCGTTCCCTTGGAGTTGTTGAACTCTACCTCTAGCTCCAGAGTGTTATCAGCTGCGAAGTCTCCCGTGTGGTCAAGTGCTGCTTCTAGCATTACCTGGGCTGCGTCCGCCCCTGCTGAGTCAAACACGATTTGAAATGTTCCATCTGGGTACTTTTTCGCACCAGTGAATGATTGCACTCCTGTGTGGCACTCTTCTTCTGTCACATCTCTCTCTCCCTTGGAGAATGTGAGTGACCCGATTAGACACCCTAGTGTCGCCTTTGTCGCTTCGGCTGATTTCGCGTTAAGAGTTATCGTTGAGTCTGCTAAGTTAACTGGTTCTACTGCCATTTGTAATCCTTTTTACTGTAATGCCTATTGATTCATAGGCTTTCTTTATGTTAGCGTCATCGGTACAGACCAGTGTCGCGACTCCTGCGGGTTTGCCTGAAAAGTCTTTAGGCTTGATATGCCGTCCGTCAATCTTGGTTTTCGCTTTGCTTGTATAGACTAATACCAATTTAGCTCCTTGTTGTGAATTTAACCTCTCCTGCGAAAAGGCTATCATTGTATTTTGTAATGCTCCCCGTCCACTCTACATCTTCTAGATAGATACCGTCTGCTCGTGTGGCAGAAAGTGACTCTATCGTGTCTGATATAAGCTTATGTGCTTTACCTCTGTTCTCTGCAAAGCATAAGACAAGATTACCATTTACTCTAGTAGGGCAACTTCTGTCCCTCTCTTTGCCTAAGCCAAATATATCAAGTTGGGCGTACGGCGGCTGAATGTCTATCACTTCACCCTTGATAAATGTCTTAGTATGGGCTAATGTCCCGACTACATGATTGGCTACCTTTTGGTAGTGGTCAAACGATGTCATTCTCTCAGCTCCTTTTCTAGTTTCATTATCTCAGGGGTCAAGCCATGAAGCCCCCAGCCCATAGTTGAACCGTATGTTTTGCCTCCGATAGTAATCCTACCATTAGCTAAAATACCACCGTACTCTTGTGGGTTGTACATCTGCCAAGTGAACTCACCTTTTTGGATAAGCTCCCAAGCATCCATAAACTCACCTGAGTCTTTTGGAGAGTTTCGCTTGATGTCGCTGAATGAAGTAACTACTATCTTTTGTACTCGTAGCTGTTCTTCTTCTACTGCTAAATCAAACTCCGCTGCTATACTCATTTGCGTATCTGTATAAGGTAGATAATGTCTCCACCCTGAGCCGCTACTGTAGTTACTGAAACGATACCCCACTCTACATCTGAATCATCCACAAAAACGCAAGATGTTTCAGGCTTAGAGTCTCTAGTTATGTATAGTTTAGCGTCACCGTTTAAGATTAGATTCTCTACCAACTCCCTGCTATCATAGAACTCTCTGAAGTAGCGTAACCTTTCATTAGCATATTCCCCCCCCTCTCCAGTGATAGGGTCTGGACCAGTGAATAGGACTTTGAGCGTACCGATAGAGCCAAACTCTTCGATAATTTCAACCGCTACTTCTTTGAGGTCATCTTTAAGCAAGTGTAAATCCTCTAGTCTTTGGGATTGAGCTATCATTGATACATTGAGATAGCATACCTTGGACAATTGACGGCAAAGACGACGAGCCTCCGCCTGTGTTGTCTTTGTACTCTACTTGGAGAGAGCCTATCTTGGCTTTCGTGTATTTCATCTCAGTGACTTTTGATGTAATGTATTTCCCACTGTTCACTATATCAGCCTGAATTAGCATGACCAGAGCATCAGGAAAAGGACAATCCGTACTTACGGTACAGTATGCTCCTAGGATTGCTGTACCATTAATAAGCGTTGCCTCTTTCTCTGCATTGGTCTTTGCCACCCATTCAGTTGCTCCAAGCTCTGCAAGCTTAGTGCCTGCGTCTGCTACGGATATGAAGCTGTTATAGTTCTTTGTGGGATATACTATCACTTTTTAGCCCTTGATCTTTTTTTCGTAATTGGCGATACTGATACCCCCACGACCTCATAATCCTTTTTAATGGATTGGTCGTCGGTGTGCACTTCTCCACACTTGACTACACCAGCATAGAAACGCGGGTCGATGTATCTACCATCAAGCCCCTCGATTCTTTTTGCTGAATATATTACTGTCATCTGTTATCCTTTAGTTTGGATAAGGACACCCGCTGTCTGCTTGTCGCTAGAAGCTTTCTTCTCCCAGTTTGCCGCTGTAAGAATCTCTGCTCTTGTTGCCGCTACGTCTTGGTCTGCCTGCTTATAGCTGTATCCTAAGATGCCAACGTCATACCCACCCTGAACCTGATAGGTATAGTGAATGTTGTCACCGCCTCTTTTCTCGAATAGATAGTCTCTCTGCTCCGACTCATCTACTGTGATTGCACCAGCCGCTAAAGCTAGAACATAATCGATAGCACCATTTCTTAGAGAGTTTGCATCATATACAACGCTTGCTCTACCATACTTTGAAACGTCACCACCGATGATTGTTGCTCCCATTACATTTTCAACCGCTTTGCTGGTCGATGCGTCACCGATTAATGAATGTAGCCCGCTCGCCCCTCTCATTACTAGAGAAGTCAATGAGTTGCTTGCATCACCAAACGCGGATAGCCCTGAGTTAAGTAGCGTGTAGTCAAACTGTGCTGAACCGTCACCAACAACAAGTGCCGCCTCGTTTGAAATTGCCGCTACTGCCGCCCCTAGTGCTGTCTCGTACACATCACCGACATATGCTTGTACATAAGACTTAGCCACAAAATCAGCAAATACTTTCTCTGAATCTTGGTTGTTTGCGAATCTCTTAACCTCTGTGGCATTCACTCTCATGATTTCTGTACCCCATACTCTGGAGACTTTTGTTACTTTATCTGTACCTAGTACACGTTCTGTACCTGCACCTGTTGCGTGAGGGTCGCGGTCAATGATGGGGATAGCCCCAGTAATAAAGCCCTCTTCTGTAGCTAGACCTTTATGATAGTCTGAGCCCATTTTAAACGCGGCTGATTGCTCTAGCCCTTTTTTTGCCTCTATGAGGTAAATATTTACAAACTTATTAAACAGTTCATTACTAAATGGAATTGCCATGTTATTATCCTTGTGTTTCTGCTATTGCCAGCCTCTCGTCAAATGTCATTTGAGAGAGTGGCTTATCAGTATTTTTGTTTGGAGGAGTTCCCCCCGTGCCTGCCGTGCCTGCCCCTTGAGTCACTGTGGACTTTCTAAAGCTTTGGAATTTGTCGTCATTGAGCGTCTGAGCTACAAAATCTGCTACCGATACCGCTTTACCGTCACTTGCCAGAGGGGTTTTTACATCACCTATAACTGTGTATGGCACTACTGTATCGCCAATCTTCCCGATTTGACCTGATACAATCTGCTTGAATGAGTCTCTAAGTAGTGGATCATCTGCTAATAGCTTAGAGTTTGCGTCTAACGCCTTTGAGATTTCCATATCTACCTGAAAAGAATCCATTTTGCCAGCGTATTCGCTTTTGACTGCTTCGATAGCTTCGTCTTTGGCTTGCACCTGCTGGGCTAAATCTTGGAGTTTCTTTGTCTGGTCTGAATTATCACTGAGAGTTTCCAACTTCTCTTTGATGGCTTCTTCATCGACTCTTTCTACCCCTAGCATCTTCTTGACCAGCTGATTGCCTTTTTTGTAGTTGTCTTTCTCTGTTTTGACTTTCTCAAACTGCGATTTATAGCTATCTCTAGCTGTTACTATCACTTCAACTTCCGACTTAATTACATTAAGCTCTGCTTTTGCTTCTGGGTTGTCTCCGACTAATCCTAAAACCTTTTCAAAATCCATGTGTGTGTACTCCTTGTTTTCTGCCATCAGGCTAGATGCTATAACCATACCATAGTCAGGCGGTGGGAGTCAACTATGTAGCCATTAATTCTTTAAACCTTTTTGTGCTTATCTTTTGATTTGACCTAATAGCGTTCTGTACTGATTTGGGCTGTTTGCCTGCCCATCGATAGTAGGTCATGTCTGCGAATTGGCTTCCTTGCTTCGGACTATCAGAAAAGTATTGTACCCCTGACCTTGTTTGGTTTTTCTCTAATCCTGTACGTTCTATCACTACACATCGGCATCTTGGGTGGGCTGGGAATGGCGGGAGCTCGCCTATGGACTTAAATGACTTTCCATCAAGAGCAGCACATATTGGGCAAGTCCTCTGTTCTAGAAATGCCTCCCATACCAACTCCTTGATAACCCCCCTGTCAAATAATATCTTAACCGTATCTTGTTGTGCCTGCCATCGTGCCTCCTTAATGGCTGACTGGACAAACACTCTCCCGATATGTGATATTCTCTTGTCCGCAACTTTTCTAAGGTTTCTGGCTATCTTTGAAGAGTGCTCTCCGCTTGCCATGCCTATAGCTATTTCCCTCTTGATTAGCGTTATGTCTTTTATGTTGTTTGATTTTATTGTGTCACCAATCTCCACCCCATGTAGCAAAGTATTCTTATTGAAGTTCAAAGCTTTCTGTATTGGAGTCTCCCCATGCCATGACATCATGAAAAGCCCCGTGAGTTCTCCTACGTTTGCCATATCACCCAAGAGGTCTGTCATTAAACTTTTATATGTATGGTCTAACTCTTCTGCGATAATTGCCGCCATGTGTCTACGTCTCTGTAGGTCGGTGAGGTTATCGGATAGCACGAATTTGCCTATGATTTTGTCAAGGCTATTAAGTAAGTCTTTCTCGTAGTTAGTGAGTGACTTTAGCTCTATCTTGTCGATAAGGACCTCTAGCCTTAGCATGAGGTTGGCTCGTTCATTGTCTGGTAGTCTAGCGTTTTCCATCTGCTATAAGCCTTTTTTCTAGCTCGTCAATGTCTAAGGTTTGTAGTTCCCCCATTCCTTGAAGCTCTTTTGTGTATGCAATCTTATCTATGATTTCGTTACCAAGCAAGTCATCAAGCATTTTAAGTTTAAGTTCTGTCAACCCATTCTTGATGAACTCTTTATTGGTAGTGATATACCCATCTCCGCTATCTCCTGCGAAACGTGCGAATAGTTTATGGATTTTATTGATGAAGTCTTCCATCTTGTCGGACAGCTGAGATATTTCACTCTCTCCCTCTGCTCTCTCTGATTCACTCTGCTCTACTGTTTTGTTTCCATTTGAATCTGATACTACTTCAATGAATGACTTGACTATGGTTTTTGTTTTGCTTGCTAGTGTAGTCTCTAGTATCCCATCCGCTTTGCCGTCAAGCTCTAGAATCTTAACGTCTCCTAGCTTCGCACCAGTCTCTGGATTTACTGAGAAGTCGATACCCTTATCTGCATCAAACTCTACTACGTTCACGGTGTTTCCGTTCTCGTCTTTTGTTTGGGTTGATACGTTCTGGCTATTACCCATCAGCCCCCAAGAGATTACCTTTGGAAAGCCTAGCTTGATATTGTATCTATCTTTTGACCTTTCAATGTTATAGTGCTGTAGTTGGTAGTTTGCCGCGTTGATGTATGGTGGTGCATCCTTGATTTCATTGTAGACAAACTCTAATATGTGTATTTCTTTCACTTCTGATGAAATGGTTTCGTGTAATACCATCTCCCCATCGCTATTATCCCTCCATATCTCTACAGTGCCGTCTGCAAAATAGATGCGGTTCTCATCTTCTACCACATCGGTATATTTGCCCTCTGTCTTAATGTATGACCCTGTTATCCCAATTCTAACTATATTCCCTGCACCATCTCTCTTTATTAGTTTATCCATCACTCTGTCTCTGGGAATAAGCTCCGAGGTTGGTCTCACCCCTTGCTGTATCTCCTCTGCCTTTGTCTTTGCGTTATGTGGCGGAGTTGATACAAGAACATATACTCTGTTTGATAGTTCAGCTTGTACTAATATCTCCTTGGCAAACTCGTTGAACGATTGCCTCCCATCTACTGTTTTATATAGCTCTAGTAGATTAGGAGAGATTTTATCATCGAATGTGATAGGTGAACGAAATAGAATATCTTTGATTGAGTTTATGCCGTTCTCGAATGTCTGGGATAGTGCAGAGGTAGATACTGACTTTTTAAACCCAGCTAAACTCTCTGAGGTTGATTTGTTGAGGTATTTATGAACGTCTCGACCTCCGTTATAAACATCGTGGCATTTTGAAACGTCCTGGAGTAGTATCTTGTAGCTTGGGGATTGGTTGAAGCTTGGAACGTCTGCCACTGTTGAGCCTTTTTAAGCTATCTTAGCATAGATTGGCGGTGGGAGTCAACTAATGATGTAGCTTTTTATTCGCCTCCATTCCTTTGGGTGTTTCAACTTCTTGATTGCACTGCTCTCTATGTGTCTTACTCTTTCTCTAGTTACTCCTACTATTTCAGATATTTCTCCCAGTGTGTAGACAATCCGTTCTGGGTTCATCCCGAATCTATGTCTAAGTACCTGCTCTTCTATGTCGCTTGTGTCCGCTCTAGACAGCCACCCGTCCACTACAGATGATAGCTCTTCGTCAAGCACTGATGTGTCACAGTAATACTCGTCACCGCTATGTGTAAACTTATACATTTCGGTTTCATCAAAAAGCCTATATGCTCTTGGGGTATCCTTATCAAATGGGGTGAAATACCATGAGGAGTAGTCTCCTTTTTTCTTCACCTTTTTTATCTTTTTGTTTTTTACCGTGTTGACCCCAAGCACCCTACACGCTGCACACTTCACCTTAAGGTTGCCCCCTCTATTCATTACGAAAGTGCCGCCACAAGCAGAGCATACTTTTCTTTTTTTACAATCTTTCATTGATTTGTTTTATAGTTATAGGTTGTTTTGTGGTTCATTTGTATCTCCCTGAAATTAAAGGTAATTCCGTCTGGGATGCGGGTAGGGTAATTCTCATACCCATTGATAGTATTATATCTTGATGTTGATTACAATATACTTATAGTATTTTGAGCCGCCCCTTGTGGCTTTGGCTTCTCGATGTTAAATGTAGCGTATACTGTAGCGTCTGCCATGTTTGGAGATGCGATACCTCTCTTTTTCAGGTCTGTCTTTTTCTCTACCATGTTTTTGAGCCTGCCTGACTGCCTTTTTCTTGGTGTTGCAAGTTCTGTGATAAGCTCCTCTAGGTTGTCTATGTCTCCACTGATACTAAATAGATCATCTGTGTCTATCGGTTCACCCTTTGTAACTGCTCTGTATGTAGCCTTTGCCTTGTCTGCTAGTGACCACCAGGACTGAGCCTTTAGATTCTCAAAGTATGCTTCGTTTGTCTGTTGCGTTTTGTCTCCATCGATAACATAGAGTGACTTAGGGTGCATTGGTTTTGATGCACTGTCGAAACCGTGGTATAGTATATGTTTGCCGCTCTCTCTTATTATCCTCTTGATGTTTGAGCCAACACCAGCACCGACACCATTAGCGTCATAGTTCACTATTGCATCATGCTCAACTGCCTTAAAATACACCTTTTCGCTACTCTCGAATAGCTCGTCCTCTTGACCTTTCCATTTTATCATCCCTGACAATATAGCCCCGTCCATGATAGCCATAGCGTTGAGGTCGTCTCCATCGTCTGCCACATCGTAGCCTATCCGCTTATTCCCTGTAGCGTCCAATTCTAGCTTGATGTGTGCATCAACACAAGCCATAAGCCATTTACGCTTAATAATGGATTCGTTATCGTCTTGTTTTGGCTCTCCTAGATAGATATGGTTGAAGTCCTCTTCGTCTAAGTGCTCTCTGTCTACTGATACAAGCTCTTTAGCAGAGTCTGACAGGAATGGGTTGTCGGTGTAATTTATCATCTTTTTTATTACGTTGCTTTTGGTATTAAGTACAAACTCTTTATAAACAAAGTCAGTCACAAGGAAAGGGTTAAACACGAATATAGCAAAGGAGTTATCTTCTCTTAGCACTGTAGGTCTAATGTAGTCCCATTGCTCTTTTGTGACCTCTGAGGCTTCCTCCACCCATGTAATATTTATACCGTCTAGCCCTTTTATCTCTTCTATGTTGCGATTTATCCCAAGGAAAGTGAACTCGCTTCCTGTTTCGTCTGATACTATGCTTGTTTTCGTTATTGTGAATTTTGTCTTAAAATAATCATCTTCTGTTATTATCTTCTTTAATAGTGAATATACGCTCTGGTCTATTCTTGATTGAAACTGTCTTAGGCATGCTATCCTTAGTTTATATTTAGACGCAAGATACACAAGTATCCCGGCGGTATCATAGGACTTTGATGACATTCGCCCACCGTATAATACCTTAATCTGGCTCTTGGTCTTCCAGAATGCTTTAAGATTATGGTTTAGTTTCAATGCTGCTCTTCGTAGAAGTCGTCTATCCCTTTGACTATCACCTTGTTTGATTGAGTGTTATCTTTCTCGTAGAAGCCTTTCATTTTATTAAGTATATCGATAGCTTTTAGCCCGTCACTATTTAGCTCCTCTTTCGCTCTACCGCTTAACATTACCAATACTTCGTTCATAGATAAAATATCTTCTGCTTCAGCTTTTGCCCTAAGAGACTCTATCATCGCTGAAACATCGTTATTTTGCATTAGCTTGTATGCGTTATTCCATATTGTCTCATCTTTCATGTTCTTTGTACTAAAAGATTTACGATATGCTTCTGCTGCAACTCCATTATTCTTTATATATTCTATACAGAACTTTTCTCTTCTCCGTGTTAGCTTTTTCATAGCGTTCCTTCTCTCATGTCCCTCTTCCATTCCTCTAAGTCTCTATGCATTACAGTACAGTCTCTGCATAGCCCCACCCCTTTACGGGCATCAGGCAAAGGGGAACTACATCTAGTGCATAGTGTGGCTTTCCTTTTCCTCTTTGGTCGCTTGCTGTCTGCCTCTGCTCTCTTGCACTTGGTTGAGCAATATAGTTGATCGTGCTTCTTTTGTGTGAACTCTTTATCGCATCCTCTGTACTTGCATATCATCGCTTAACCCCGTCTCCTGTTTTTACACCTACGCTGTATGACCTCTGCATCTTCTCGCCACACTCCTTGCAGTATTCTGCCCTATCGCTTTGGTTGATGGACTTTGTTATCTCTGTATGTATTATAGCACACTTTTGATTAGTGCATTTATAAAGGTATTTCACTTTCTTCTCCTCATAAATTCATAATCATGTGAAATCTCTTTCTCCGCCTCTCCGACCTCTATAAGTCGAATGCCCCATATCTTACTAATACCGTACTTCCTCTCCCCTTGCTTGTCTGCGTAGGTGGTTGGTATTCCATTAAATATTACTTTATTTCTGTCTAGTGCATCGGGGTCAAGCTTGTTTGAGTCACTATACCAGATATGGTCTGCGACTATCTTATTTTTATGCTTCACATCCAATAAGATATTTTTATCGTCATTGCGTTTCTCGAATGTGGCGGTGAACTCGTGTTCTTTGCCTAATATTTTTCTTAGTCGTGTGCGGGCTTTTTCGATTGACATTAATTAACTATCGGTAGTCTAGTATTGATTTTCAAGTCAAGCACAAATTGAGTCTCAAGCCCGCTTAGAGGATTTCGCACCTCTGACGTGAACACAATATCCTCTACAATCACACCAGTATCTTGGATAAAAGATATAAGTGCTTGCCTGATTGTCGCTTCTGCCTTTTGTCTGCTTTGAATTATACTCTTTACTTCTTCTTGCATTCTGTTTCCTTTGCTTTATAGTATAACATCGTCACACCCACTCTGTCTACAAACAATAGGATGGATGATTTCTTTTGGAACTTTCCCCGCCTTTAGTAATTCCCCCATCCTGTAGCATTCGTCTTTCAATACGTGGTTCTCTTTATATAGTTTTGTGTTTTTCTTATCTATTGATATATTCTTTGAATCTACTTTTCTAAGCCTGTTTCTTAGTGAGTGAATCTCTTTATTCATCCGTTGTGTTTCCCCTAGTCTAATCTCCATGTTTCTTATCTTCTGAATCATATCTTGAGTTATTGTGTCTCCGATATTCATGCTTTTTATTGTTGGATACCCGTTGTTCTGGGTTGGGAATATCTTGACTAATATTTCATTTGGGGTCGCACCATCGTCTATAAGCGTTGTTAATTGTTCATAGAATGTCATATTGTATCCTTTTGCATATTTGTATTATAGTATATCACAATTCACCTACTGTTATATGTACCATGCCATTATTTGACCAGACTTTATTTGTCTGCTTTAGCACTACCTGCGAATCATCGTTATAGCATACACCACTTAGTGCATCTTTGATGCTTTTGTCTAGGTTGTCTAAGTCTGGTCTTGATGTATGCCACAAGCCCTGCATCTCTACTTTCTTCTTTTTGCTCCAACTATTTGGCATCTTGAATCTATACTCTATCTTTAGCAGAACTGCACCCTCTATCTTTTTGGGCTTCTCCCTCTCTGCTAGTAGTGCGATAGCGTTCTTGTAGTCCGTGTAGTCTTTTGGGTTATACGTGCCTCTTCTTGTCACTCTTGGGCGTGGTGCTGGCTTTGGTCTGATCGGGATGTCTAGTGTTAGTGTGATATTACTCATGATATATAGTCCTTCCAATTTTCTCTACCTATTTTCTTCCCTGCCAATTTAATCCTGCTCGACTCGTCTATCTGCTTTGGACTTGGCTGGTCTGCTTTCATGTGACAGCTACGGCATATCAGTATTGTGTATCTGTCGTCTCTGTTTATCCCTCTGTCTGGATGCTCCCAATCGTCTGCCCTGTTGTTGCAGTTTGGTATCTGGCATAGTCCACCGCTTTTCTCTCTGAGGAAGTCGATATAAAGCTTCTTCTCTGTTCCTGTCATTCGCTTTGGGTTGACACGCTTATTCTTCTTGGTTTGTTGTGCTTTGCTATACATCATCCACCCTCTCAACCACAAAGCCTATCTCTTGCTTCTCCTATGTGGCTATGACCATATCATGCATCAACCCGCAGTCACAGCATTGAACCTAAATACCTCATTACTCATCATGGTTATTGGATTCCCGTCCACCAGCTGGTCAAATCCGTCTTCTCGCTCTATCATGCTATTTTCGCTCCTATGATTATGGTTATTGTTACAAATACGAGCCCTATCCGAATTTGATATACTGTCCTGCCATCTGGTATCTGGTGGGGGATTAGTGCCGCTTGTATATTTATTGCTGTGAAGTGAGTGTTTAATTGTATATCCATTAGTAGCACCTCCCTATGGCAGATTTTGGCTTACCGATTCGTTTTAGTAGCTTGCCTACTGCACTGTTGGGGTCTCTGCGATTTCGCCTCTCCGTTCGCTTTGGGTTGTTTGCACACTCCTGGCATAGGTACATGTCAGTACTCTTTGCATCCCCACATAGGCACGTTTCTTCATCTTTGGATTTTCCAGCTATTCTCTCGTCTCTATATCTCTTTTGGTAGACCTTTTTATTCTTTTCTATGCAGTCATCGCAGTATTTTTTTCTCGTGAGAGCCCCATCTATGCTCACTTCACATCCCTCAGTTGTGCATACTGTATCGTCTGGCTTTCTTGTGTTGCTCTTTTTTCTTACAATTTCTCTGCACGCTTCGCAGTATTTTGTGTTTCTATTCGCATTTATTAATCCCACCCTGCATATGAAGCATACGGGGGTTACATATTTATGTTTTTTGTAGCCCATTCTCACCTGCTCCCTTTTCACATCGATAGCACATGGCTCACAATACTTAGCCCTCCCAGTTCTTGCGGATATGTCTGTTTTACACACATCGCATAGCCTACCCATCAGTCTCCTCGAATTCCGACAAGTCTATGTCCTTTGGGTTGATGGTCTGCGTGGCTTTGCCTGAGTTATCACGCACTACCAGCCTAGGCACCCCCCTAATGTCCTCGATTTTACCGACTTGCCCGTTTTTTGATCTGTATTTTTGTCCTAGTTTCATTTTGGTTCCTTGTTCATTTTAGACTGCATCTCGCTATTTGACCACATTTTCATATTCCTCTCTAATCTTTATTGCATTTTCTTTGCCGTTTTTTGATTTTATCTCCATTTGCAGTACCTCCTAGACACCAAGCCTATTCAAAGAGGAGGGCTCAACCCCACTGTGCATCTAGGAGGATTTGAGAGTAGCTGAATCCTCTTTGAATAAGACTCTTTCACGGACAGCTTTTCAACCATCGCATATCGCATATCGCATATCGCATTATATCGAATTATCACTTAGTGCCAAGCCACTTTTGGGCTTGGGATTCACGGTTTGGATATGCCTACCGCTAGAGTCCATTAGAATGGTATAAGTCATATCTCATCTTCATTAATATCGATTTCAGGAAACTGCGGTGCAGTATTCGCACTGGCTTGTGGGGGTGGTGTCTGCTGTGCTGGCTGTTGATTGGTGTTGTCGCCCTTAGAGTCAAGCATCTTCATCGACTCAACCGTGACACCATGTTTTGATCGCTTCGTTCCGTCCTTAGCCGTCCACTGTTCCAATACAAGCCGCCCTTCTATTAGGATTTTTGATCCCTTGCGAAGATACTGATTCATGATTTCCGCTTGGCGACCAAATGCCGTCAAGTCGATGAACATTACTTCTTCTTTTTGCTCGCCTGTTTGTGACTTCCATTTGTGGCTGGTGGCTATGCCGACTTTTGTTATGGCTGAACCGCCTTGGCTATATCTGATGTCGCAATCACGGGTTAAATTCCCAACTAAAATACACTTGTTATACATTATTCTTGCTCCTTTTCAAAAAATACTTCATTCTGGTCTACCTCGAGAATAACACCCCTGCCGTCCATCGCTTTGCCTGTTAGCTCCATGCGACAGTGAAATGTATTATGCTTCACATGAGCCGCTTGTATCATTGCTATTCCGTTAAAGTCGAGGTCTACCGTATTGCCTGTATAGGGGAGATTAAATCTCACAATGTGACCTTTGTATGTCGCTTTCATTTTTATATCATGACTCATTGGTTCTCCTTATCTGTGCTACCTATGCCGCCTGTACGCTCGTTGTCTGTCTCTATGCCAAAGAGGTAGCCCTTGTGCTCCATTAGTGTTATCTGTGCTATTTTGTCTCCTTTTTTGATTAAAACACCTGTGTTTTTTGTTCCCTTAAAGAACATATCCATCCTGACACCATGATAAAAATGTGTTCTATTAAATGGGTTATGGATAATAATCTTAATCTCATCTTCAAAATCAAGGTCGATTATCCCAGTATGGCTTATTAACCCTTTGGCTCGTAGTGAGCTTCTTGGGTTTAGTTGGAGGTAGTATTTTGATTTAGCTACATGCTCCCAATCGCTACGAGTGAGATTCCCTCTTTTTTTAAACTCGTATCCGTTTGTGTCCATGACTTCACTTACTATTCCTGATATGTCGTCAATCACCACCCCAAGCCCGACAACCTCAGTATAACCCGCCGCGATAGTAACGTCATGTGACGCGTATAGGTCTATACAGGCACTATACTTCGTTTCTCTTTCTGGCATTTTGCCACCATTTATTGTTTTAAACATTTTTATCCTCCAAAATCTCTATCAATTCATTGATATGCTTTTCCCAATCAGCCTTTGGCACGTTGTCAAAACCTTTTAGCACTCTGGCTATTTCTCGCTTTTCTGCTTCGTAGGTGTCGTAGAGTTCGTCTATAATCGTCTCCACGTCTGGCACATAAGCCATAGATAATTTTATAGGTGGGTTGGATTTGCTTGTAGCTACCAACTCTTTCGCTTCGTCTCTTGTCATCTTCGCTCCTTTGTAAAAAAATCCCTAAAGGTGTCTCCGCCATACTGCCCTGATGTCATCTCGATAACCTCATTTACTGAGTACTCCTCTTTTTTGTCTATGCTCTCTATATAGTTTTTAGTCCCCTGACTACACGCCCCTGTTATGCTTCGATACATTACAATCATGTCGTCCGCTGATAGAGTTGTGTCTCTTGTGTATTCCTCATACCCAGAAAGGTCTCTATCTAGTAGCTTATAAACAAGGTCATCTTTTGCCTGCCTGATTGTTTCACCATGCGAGAAGTGGTCGTCTTGTTCTACTAAATATGACGTAGGGCAGTATTCTTTCTCTTCTGGGGAGAAGTTCTCTACTTTTCTTATGTTCCCCTTTGTGGAGAGAACTCTTGACAAGATACCGTCAGCGATAATGTGTTCTTCCCCATCTTTCATCCATTTATTATCAATCAGTTCTATATATCCTGTAATACCATCTGGACACCATTGGATTGTCTGATTGTTTAAGATTATGACCTCTGCTATATCAACTCTTCTGGCAACAATATTTATACCATCTGCCACAACCTTAGTTGATGGCAAAGATGCTACTGTTGAGTCCGACCCTGTTGTGACTGTTGAGTCCGACCCTGTTGTGACCGTTGAGTCCCCCCGTGTTGTGACTGTTGAGCTCCACCCTGTTTTGACTGTTGAGCTCCACCCTGTTTTGAC